CTTTACCAAATAAAACTATAGAGTATAGTCCCTCCAAAGTTAAACTGTTATCTACTAATTTTCCAATAGTCTTGGCCTTAAACTTTCTTCTACCTTCTAAGTCTTGAGACTCTTCTGCATGGGTTAAAAAGAAAATGTACAAATCTTCACGTAATGTAGTTGGGAGCTTTGCAATAGTTGCAATACTCTTAGCAATACTAGTAAACTTGTCAAAACCTTTCTCTTCAGCTCTATCAAAATACTCAAATGCTGACATGTACTGAAAATCATCAATGACAATATTCTTGATCTCAGGTCTCTTCTCACTAACATATTTAAGACAGGCCTCAATTTCTTTAGAAGCTGCTCTTGTGTACATGTTACCTGTAGGATCTTCCCTACTCCAGATTTTGTACTTAGACTTCCATCCTTTAAAAGGAAGTGGTTTGTTTGCAACGTTAATAATAAATGTTTCTTGTGGGTCCAGGTTTGCAATACTTGTGCTTTTACCTGCACCACTCTCTGCGATAACTAAGATGCTTGATGCCATATTACTTTGATTTTATAATTTCATTTAACCATTGCTTGTTACTAACTGGCTTCTTCAGCATGATAGCAGCAAGATCTCTAATTGTAAGCATATTAAAAGGCTCATCTGTAGGACCTAGATCCAATTGTGGCAATTTAATTTCTTTTTGTGCAACAGGTTGCTGCACAATTCTAAGTTCCGCAACAGGGATCATGTATCTCTCTTGAATACTTTCTGTAGCTTCAATAATATCATACTCTGTTCTCCAGTGTGGATTAAATACCCACTTGTACAATGTACGCTTGGGATCTTCAGGAATGTACTCACTGCTAATAAATTCAGTGTATACATTCTTAGGCACCTCATAATACTCTGCTCTCTCTAACTCAGAGGCAAAGAATGTAATGTGCTTCTCATCTTTTGTGGCCGGTTTGTAGGCCATCTTTGGAATAAATAAAGGTTCAGATACATTTTCCTGCATGAATTTTTCCATTTGGTGTTCATACAAGTCTTGTATCCTCTTCTTTCTTTCTTCCGTACTAAGTTTCTGTGTTGATTTTGTGCTTATCATACGGTTTTAATTCTTCTTTCTTGTGTTGCTGGTGTCTCCATTTCTGTTACACTCATCTTTTCAAATTGGGCCTTAAAGAATGACATCCGGTTATCACCATTTCTTGCTTTAAGAAAGTGCATAACCAAAGTCTTATCATCTTCAATGATATATCTATCAGGTCCATAGTATTTAATTTTTTGTTTTGCTGGCCTGTTAAGACCTACTACTAAGTCAGCGTGCTGTAATAGAGCATCACCACCAAAGATATCAGAGTCAAGTATGTAGTTACCATACTTACCATCTTCATTTCTTTCCGGTGATTCTACACTTCTATTTAACTGACTAAGAACAATCATAGTAATTGGGTACACTCTTTTTATCTCAGTAAGCATCTCACCAAACTCATATAACATCTCGTATTTGTCTCTATGGTATGGGGCTTTCTTTAATAGGATACTGTGGTCCAATGTAATAATTGTCTTTGTCTGATATTCATTGATGTATTTATCTACTATATCACGCATCTCATTTACAGTACAGGGTTGTTCAACTGTGTCAATAGGATAGTGCACCTTCTGTTTTGCTAACTCATAACATTGAGCTAACTCTTCATTGGTAAGTTTATTGTTCTCTGCACTACACAGATACTTATAAGTCTTACCTAAACTTGCACTAAAATCACGCAGACATGAAGTCTGCATAATCATCTCAAAGCTGAACTCTAGTACTCTAAACTGTGTATCTGGGTTAAGAGAAAATGCTTCCCGGATAATCTGGTCTTTAATCAGAGTTTTACCAGCACCTGGTCTACCACCAATTACATTAAGTGTGTTCCACTCAATACCATTAGTAGTAGCATCATTAAATTTAGCCCAGGGTGTCTGTATGGATTTAATAACTCCATCAGATCTACCCTTCATGTACTCTAAAGCTTTCTTAAAGCCATCTTTTCTAGGAATCCATAACTCTTTTGTCATACTACTTTTTCTTTAAAATGATCATCATCATCCATATCTACACCATCTATTAGCATTGCACAATAGTTTGCCAGTTCTGACATTTTGGATTTATCCGGTTGTGTCTTACTGATAAAGTACTGTGATGTCTGCATGTATAGATAATTCTTCTTCTCATACTCGTCTACATAGTGAGCTGTTGCTTTAAGAACAGTGTCCCAAGAATACTCAAAGGTTTTAAAGAACCATCTAAAGTTACTCTCAATATTCTTCTTGTCTGATCTAGCTAGTTTACCGCTTGGTAGTTTACGTTTAGGGAATAGGTCCAGATACTTGACTATGTTCTCTTTAAAATCATCACCGGCAATTACTTTAGTTGTCTCTTCTTTCTTTACATGGAAGAACTCATCTATCTTATCAAGGAGTTCAATGGCAATTGGGAGTAGTTCCCACTTATCATTTACTAAACCTTTAAACTTGAGTTCTCTTCCCTCTGCATATGGATTAATAGCAGTAGGTTGTACTTTATTCCGGAGACAATGTAACATGTAATGCTGGTTAGGAGTTATCTTATTCTGAATCAGAATATTGAATATCTCTTCCATACATTTTATTTATTATCTCTCGTTTAACAGAATTATATACAGTCAAGAACCGGTTATCATTTATAGATAATAAGTCACTTGCTTTTCTTATAGAGTATATAACGGTACTATGATCTTTATCAAGAAATCTTGCTATTTCACTAGGTCCATAATTAAAATCTTTACAGATCTTACAGAATGCCTGTGAGTGAATAACGGTGTCCTCTCTTCTAGATTTCTTTTTAGCCGGTGCTTTATAATGCAGTGCACTATACTTAACCAGGTGTCTATTAATAATCTCAGCTGTTTCCGGTATTGTAAGCCTATTTATATTATCTGCAGGAGATAATACAATTAGTTTAATGCCGTGTTTTTCCTGAAATTGCTTTTTAAATTTTGCAATTTCTTCCTCTACTTCTTCACTTTTTATTGTTTCTTTCATAGTTGGTTTGTATATTAATAGTGGGAGTACAAATATAACTCACTAACATCGTATCCACAAGAACCTATCTAGAAATCTGTATATCTTTTGACAACTTCTATCATTCATAGTTTTAATTTAGGTGGGGATGCCTTCCTCTATCTGCAGGTTTCCAAAGATGGGTTATCTCAGAGGAAGGCTAACCCTTTTTAGTTATGGCAACAAACGTTATTGACAAAATTAAAATCTGGGCCAGCCCTGCAATTGTCTCAATTCTTGGGATGATGATTTGGGCTGATCTCCGTGAGATGAAGCAAGATGTAAAACGTCTTTTAGAGGTATCAAGCTCACAGCAAGCTAGAATTGAGTCTTTAGAAAAAGACTTAGCTCTAATCAAGGGTAACTATTTTAGGAGAGCATCCAATGAGGGTGAGCTACCTGAAAAACAGTTACCTTTTTTTATTCCTTTTGCTAAACACGAAGAGATTTGTGATTTAGATAAGGAACTAAGTAAAACCAAAATTTAAACTATATGAAATACCGATTATCAATCTTATTAACTATCACACTATTAGCATGTAACCCTGTTAAACTTGCTTTCAAAGAAAAACATATCAGTAACACCAAAGAAGAATTCTTTAGGAGAAAGCTTTGCGTTGTTGATACCATTATTGACACCGTTACTAGTATTGATACTCTTACAACTATTGATACCGTAAAGCAAACTACAGTTATTCATGATGGTTTAAAGGGTGTTAGTTTGGATACCACTGTAGGTGATGTGAGAATTACTATTCAGAATGGCGCTGTTTCAGCATTTTGTCCTGAGAAAACTCAGACCATTGTAAAGAATAATACAATCACACAGAAGCTAAGAGATAAGTCTTATGAGTCTGTATTAGAAAATGATATCCGGCTTAAAGATAGTACCATTAAAGAACAAGAGTTTATTATAAAAGATAAGAGCTCCGATATTAAAAAGTTAAAAGCAGAGCTCTATGGTCTTCTATTAGCTATTGCTCTTTATATTGGCTTCAGACTCAAGAGAGCATTTTTCTAAATTGTATCTTTTGTTGATTACATCAATAGAACAATTTATACTATATTTTGATCTAAGAAACCTGGCTACAACAGCTGGGTTTTTTTCTTTGTACTTCTTATGTATATAAGTACAGATTACCGTGTCAATAAAATCTCTTACCATTGTATTGTAGTTTTATCTTTTTCTTTTAAATAGTTATTTGCTCTATTGAAGACATCATCACAGTTCCAAACACCTTTATTGTATCCAGCACTTGCAGGATGAGATGCTTTTAGTACTAGGTGTTTATCAGATATCATATCTTCAAACTGTTGTGCTACTTTCCCAAGCAATATAAAAACAATATCTGATTTATTATAATTAATTGTATCAATTACTATATTCATAAAAGGTTTCCAGATATCATAGTGAGTACCTGGCTTATTTACTTCTACAGTAAACGCACTGTTTAATAATAATACACCTTGATTTGCCAGATATCTTAAATCCGGGTTTCTATCATCAGGTTCTTTACCCATAGCATTATAGATATAGTCTAAAGATGGTTGTATTTTCATACTATGACCACAACTAAAAGCTAAACCATCTGCTACAGTACCATCAGGATGGTTCTTATATAACCAGGGATAAGGATCTTGACCAATTATAACTACTTTTAGATCACTAAGATCACATTCTTTAAATGCATTCAGAGTATTCTTAATTTTAGGTACAAATCTTTTTCCTTGCTCAACCTCATATATAAGTTTTTCTACAATTTCTTGGAACTCGCTTTTAGTAATAAAATGGTTTAATACATTATACCAGGCTGTTTTACTAAGAGTATTTGCTAATTTTTTTTGTATTTCTTCTACATTTATTTGTTGAATAGTGCTCATATTGTATAAATTTGTTATTATGTCTGAAAAAATTGGAATGCTGCCTTTCTCTGCGATTGTTAAGATTGAGGTAAATGGTGCTTTTTTAACTAGAGTAAAATCTTTATTGTTTTATGTACTTAAAGATAAAACTCAAGATGAGTTAACTACTGCTGGTGAAAAAATTAAGAATCAAACACACAATGAACCTTGGGAATTTCATTATGAAACTTTAGCTATTCTCATTAATGATATAGAAAAAGCAGGTTTAGAATCAGGACTTACAGAATACAAGACTATTGAAGAAATTGAAGAGGATGCTAAAAACCTAGGTAATTAACATCCTATTCCCATATTAGCGCACATTTCTTCAGTAACCTGTATTACCTGACTCATCTCTTCCTTAGAGCAGTCAGCAAAGGATTTAATAATAGTGGTGGTTTCCCCATCACTATTATTTTTTATAATCAATCCTGCCTTCTCTTTTACTAATAACTTTACATCCTCAAAGTTATGTCCCGTAAACACAGCTATCTCTCTACAAGCAGCATGTGCTTTAGATATTTGAGCTAGTGTAGCTTTAGGACCATTTAATTCAAAGATTACATTAACAGTAAAACCATCCGGTACTACTCCAACAAATTGGTTATATACTTTTTTAACGGCATCATTATTAAAATCTAACTTACCATCTTTCTTAAGTAATGTTGTTGTGAATACTTTCATAACTCTAATTGTAATTGGTTAATCTGTTTCCAGGCAATTTTACTCTGATCTAAATCTGATAAGGCTTCCTTTACCCATGTCTCATCTATAGTATTACTATAGCATAGTATATGGATTATAGACTTCTCATCCGGATTTAGTCTCAGCAATCTACCTATACGTTGATTAGACTTGCGCTCATTACTGTAACTATGTAAGATAATACCCTCTTTAAGATTAGGGATATTAATACCTTCATTAAGTTGTAGTACACAGCTTAGTCTATCAATGGTACCATCTTTAAATTTCTGAAGATTGTCCTCAGATTTCTTATTCCCGGAATAGTAACTATACCTACAAAGTTTATCTGCTTGTTCTTTAGTATTGGCAAACACTATACATTTATTAGTGCTGCTATTCATAAGATGTGTAGCATACTTCTCTTTGCTTGGTAAGCTCATCAGTGTTTTCATACGCATGATTCTTAAGAATCTTACTTCTTTATCACTGCTGGCATTCTGTAGTTTGTTATTCCAGAAACTGTATTGCTTATACTCAGATGTATACCATGTACCGGTCTTTTTAGATTCTTTCTTAATGTTATTTCTAGTATCCAATGGCATAGTATGCACATGGATCTCATAGTCATTAAGAATTTTATCATCAATTGCGGTATCTACAGTGTATGTAAACTTAACCGGGCAATATTTAAATACTATATCTGCTTTAGAGCCTCTCTTAGGAGGTGTACCTGTTAGACCTAGTATTCTTCCCCGGTAACTGTCAAGCCACTCTAGGTGACTATCTAATAGACTATGCATCTCATCTAGATACACACAGTCATAATCTGTTTTATTCTTACTTAAAGATAAGTATGTTGTAAAGGTGATATGCTCTAGTAACTCTTCACACTCAAACTTTTTACAATCATCAATCCAAGATTGGAAGATAGATCTTTTGGGTGCTACTACTAGGTATCTGCTTTGATCATGTAGATAATACTGCATATGCATTAGGCCCAGTTTAGTTTTACCGGACCCCATACTCATTACAGCGCTACTTCTTTTGTATTTAATTACTTCTATTAATGCATTTTGTTGTATTTGATCTCTTTTAGTCATTTAAATTTTAGATAAATTGTCCAGAACAACCATCCTAATGTAATACTAAACTTATGGGTAATCCCAGTTTTAGATATTGCAATAAATGGAAATGGATAGAAAAAAATGTAAGGGTAGTCCCTTTGTCCAACTTTCTTTCTAAAGAAGTTGTAGTAAGTGCATTCTACTTTTATCATGGTAGTTCAATTGAATAAGGTATATTTATTAATTCATAGTGCTCATTGAGCTGAGATGCATTAACGTGAATACATCTATTTACTGCTTGGATACCGCTACCTTCATGAATATGTCCAAAGACATGTAATCTAGGTTGGATCTCCTCTATTTTCTCTCTTAACTGAGGACAACCTACATGTTGTCCATTATTTGATGCTAGATCACCAGTATACATTGGTGGACCATGTGTAATTAATACATCACAGGGTTCAATCATATCTATAACTTCTTGCATATCCGGGCCTAATCTTTTATTAAATGCCCATGTATCTCCATAAAACCAAGGAGTCCAAGGCATACCATAAAATTTAATACTCTCTAATTCTATTAGAGCATCTTTTAGATACCAGATATTATTCTGCTCTAGTTCTGCTATACCTTCTGATAACCAGTCTGGCATCTCTCCGTACTTACTATCAAATGATTTATCATGATTACCGGCAATAAATATTATATGTCTATACTTAGGTTTAATGCGCATTAACCAACCAAAGAAATCTTCTACATCACTCTTACCACCTCTATTACTAAAGTCACCAGCATGTATTAATATATCACCATTAGGAAGATTAACATCTTCATGCATTGTGTGCGTGTCAGATATACAAACTATTCTCATCTTAATAAATTAGGGGTTATTAAACTTCTTAGCTACTTTATATAAAACCAGGTAACCAATTAAATCAGTGATAACATCCTCATCTTCATCAGATTGAGCATTTTTAATTCTATTTAATTTGTCATCTATTCTTACTAATATCTGTTCAGTATTACTACTTTTAGATAATATTCTGATAGGATTTACTGCAGAGTCACCATATTTTCTATTCTTATCTAGAAGTAACTCTTTAATCTCATCACAGGTCTCAGCAATTAATGTTTGGGTATGGGTCATAACCTTCAAATATAAAAAATAAAGGGGATATTTCTACCCCCTTTTAAGACTGTGTAACTTCCAGTGTTCCATTATATTATTAAACTCCGGCATGAATGGTACATCCCCGGATTCTTTAATGTAATGTGCATTCATATTCTTGTAAACATAAGTGCTATTAAAGAAGTGTTTAACTGTGTAATGCTTGTTAAAGACAAACTCTTTAAACATCCACAACCTGAATTCACCAAAAGCTTGGATATAGTATTCACAGTAAGAGTCTTTGATAAGATTTCTTCTTTTGTAGTACTGGAATCTATCTACATACAGTTTACGCATTCTGTTAAATTTGTATATAACAGAGTACAATTGATTAAAGCCCAGCAACATTAAAGGTGCCAGGATAATTAAAGTTAGTTTTGTCTTCATAATTAAAATTTTTGGAAAACGCTATGCGTCATCGTCCATTTGATAGAATGATGGATTGTTTTCATCAGTGCCGTTAAGTATTTCATCTTTAGTAATATATTTTTCTAACATGTACCGGCTGTTGTAGCACTCTTCACAAAGTACATCTTGTTCAGGTATTTCTACACAGCAGTAGTTACATTGATTTGGCATTTTCTTTAAGTTTAGCTCTTCTATAAAGTCTAGCAAAAGTTTCTCTATTAGTACCCATTTTTATACCACCTTGTCCATGAGTAAGTTTTAATTCTTCTTTAATAATAAGGGCAGCATACTGCTTAGCAGTAAAACCCTTTAAGTCTAGTTTGAGAGGGGTGCTTTGATCGGGGGATGACATAAGTAGTTTTCTAAGATAATATCATTAATAGAACTGCAAAAGATTCCATCTCTAACATGTACAGTGGGTAATTGATAGGGTGTTCTTGTAATCTGTTCTTGGGCTTGTTCAATGTGATTAAGATAAAGATGAGTATCACCTAAGTTACCTATTAATTGGTCAGGTATCATGTTAACCTCATCAGCAATCATAGTCAATAACAGGGCATAAGAAGCAATATTAAAAGGAAGACCTAAGAATGCATCTACTGAACGCTGATTCCACATTAAAGAGATTGCTCTGGTCGGTATGTTAGCTTGAGTTAAAGCTGTATCAATAGTATTTTCTATGGCATCTCCTAAGTTTACTTTCATGAAGGGTACGTCTATTTTATTTTCAAACTTAAAGTTATAATTTTCTACTCTTTCTACTCTACTCAATTCTCTTGTATAAACTTGAAATCCATAATGACAAGGAGGAAGTACCATATCTTCAAGAGCATCTACATTCCAAGCACTAACCATCAGTCTTCTAGAGTCTGGATTGTGTTTAAGATTGTGGATTAGACTTTTAATCTGGTCAATTGAACCTCCTGCTAAGTCTGTTGAAGGCCATTTTCTCCACTGAGCACCATAAATAGGACCTAACTCACCGTATCTAGCAGCAAAGTCAGAATTAGTCTTGATTTGTTCTGCAAACTCTTCTATAGTGTAAGCATGATTATCGTCTGGTCTTGCTTCACGGTAGGATTTGTAAGCGTCTCCTGTCCAAATATTACATCCGTTATCTAAGAGATACTTAATGTTTGTGTCACCTTTTAAAAACCACAGCAATTCAGTTACTATTGTCTTCCAGGGCATCTTCTTAGTAGTTAAGAGAGGAAATCCCTCACTCATCCTGTGCCTAATGGTGTAACCAAAGATTGACTTAGTACCTGTTCCCGTCCTATCTGACTTCTCTATTCCGTAATCTAAGATAGATTGAAGTAGGATCTGATATTGTGTATCTATACTGTTCATTTAAGTGAGTTTAGTTTTTCTTCTAAAAAATCATTTATCTTGTAAAGTAATGTAGTAATGCTTTCAACTATTGCTTCTAGTATAAGTATTACAAAACCTATTAATCCAAAGAAGAACATTAAAGACAAAAGAGTTATTCTAAATATAAATAGTTTCATATTATAAATTATTTAAAAGATATATAAAATCTCTTAGCTTATCTCGCTCTTTAAACTTAATAGACTCATAGTTAAGTATGCTAACATACCACCAGTTTTCATCTACAGTATCATCATTTGCATTAGATATTAAACACAGTGGTGTATAATCACTACCAATATTTAATGTATAGTAATAAAAACTATTGTTCTCACCAAACTCCTTCTCAAATCCTAAATTAATTATATCTTGTTCTTTCATATGTTAAAATCTGAGTATTTAAGTCCCCATTGTACATTAACCCACATCATCTCTTTCTCTGCTAATCCTTTATTCATCTTTAGTTCTTTTCTAAGATAATCTACACCCCACTTTTTCCATTCTTCTGCTTGTGCAGTAGTCATAGTCCAGTCAGTAAACCAATCATCTTTACGGTCTTTGATGTCATCAAATGTAACATCATGACCTGCAATGATAAACATCTGATTGATGATGTCAATTAGTGCTTGTTCTCTTTTTTGTTCTCTTGTTGTTCTTGCCATAATTTTTTTATTTTAATCCCACCATTCCTCAATCCTATCATTCATTATTTTAAATAATAAACGTTTTGCTTTTTTGTGTTTAGCTATTACATTTTTAACTGCTTCAGATGACCTTACACCGGATTTACATAGCTCATCATAGTAATACTCATTTTGGAGCTTATCAATTAATCTAACACAAGTCATCATTAACTCTGCATCTCGTTGAGCATTATTATGAAAACCATTTTCGGCTAAATGTTTAGCTTGTTTCTCTAATTTAAATTTTAGTACCTGAAAGATATAATAGTGGTCCCAGTCTCTATCTTTCCAGATTATCCAGAACCATTTATATAAGTTCTTAACTCCGTACTTAATGTATTTGTGTTGGTATTTAAACTCCCATCTAAACCATCTGTAGAGTCTCCAGTACCACTCATTATATTCTTCACTCATAACTTAAATAATTCGTAGATGCTATTTGTGGTTTTAAATTTAATATAATCTTCTCGCTCTTCCACAATTTCCGTAATAGAAGTTGTTAGCCAAGTGAAACTTATTCGGTGTGGATCTAATATACAAGATAAACCAATTTTGGGTTCTTTATGTAAGTCACTAAACCTACCATTGTATCCCCATTCAATCCATCCCATCTCTCTTCCATAATGTGTCAAACCATCACGTTCACGAACTAGTTTATATTTAGCGTTAGCATTAGGATCACCAAACAGTACCTTACCTACTTCATCATCCATTTTTAGATTACCATTCTCATCTTGAGTTAGGTATATTTTGTCTTGTTTAATCTTGCTCATAGTTTTTCTAGTTCTTGTTTTACTTGTTGATAGTATTCCTTAGACCCTTCCTCAATTTCACCGTCAATATCACCTCCCCAAGGAGCAATACTTATGATTTTATTAACAGCAACCATAGCACATATCACAGCTTCTTTATACCGGGACTCACAACTGTTAATCCCGGTTTTAAGGCTGCCATTGTTAGGTAATCTGTAGTAGAAAGATAAAACTAAGTCTTGAGCTTCTGCTCTAGGACCTTGAGATTCCATTTGTTTGCTAGTAGCTTCAAACTGTTCAGGAGATACTTCACTAAGTAGCTTTTCAATAAGTGGAGATATAGATTCTTTAGTCATTGTTGCCTCCAAATGTTTTATTATAATGTTCCTTAACACTTGTTGATACTAAAATTTCACCACCCAATAAAGAACCATTATGATACCAATCCGTAGTAAAGTTTATCATTTCTTTCTTATGCTTTTCTTTGGCTTGTTCTAATAGTTCATAGAATACTCCTTGTACACCTACCGTAGATTCAAGTTTTAAAAACTCTTGTTCTAACCAGTCTACTACTCCTAGCATTTTGTTGGTGTCACCAATATGGTCTTGTTTATCGTTGCTCATTGTTACCTCCTTGTATTGGAACTTCTAAAACTTGCACACCGCAATGGTCTGCGTTATCCCACAATGTTGAGTCATCACAATTCAGAATCTCCAACAGATGCCTTGCTTCATCCTCCGTTGTTTCTTTGGTATTATAGATAATGAGAGTTCTTTTTGTAGTAACGGGTGCTAAATTCATAAGATGTTTTTTTACCATTTCTTGTGCAGTATCTGGATTATTCTCGTAGTAATTTTTAATTGCCTCAGCAGTGTTTAACAATTGATGTTGCGTGTATAGTTTCATTTGTTATCTCCGTATGTTTCGTTGTAGTATTGTTCACCAGTTATTGGTAGTGTACTTTCAGGATAATCAATTCCATGAACTGTTCCTTTGTTGTATGCAGTTTCAATTCTTTCCTTCTCCATTTCTTTGCATTGGTCTGCATAAGATTCTATCATTTCAAGATGTTCTTTACTCAGTAGAATTTGGTCTTTAATAGCATTTAGAAATTGTTCAACTGCCGTCTGTTGTTTATTGTTTGTCAT